ATTTTCAGTAAAAAAGAAATCCTAAGTGATCTTAAAAAATATAGTATTGCTGGTATTGTTCCTGAAATTATTGATCTCAAATATCTTTACGTTGAATTAGATTCATCAGTTTATTACAATCCCAATTCTGTCTCTGATGTTGAAAATTTAAAAACTCAAGTCATATCATCTCTAACTCAATATTCCAACGATAAGGAAACAAATCAATTTGGTGGAAGAGTAAAATATAGTAAAGTCGTTGGATTGATTGATGATACTAGTAATGCAATAACATCAAACATTACCAAAATTAAAATTAGAAGAAATCTGAACGCAGCGATTAATTCTAATGCTCAGTATGAATTATGTTTTGGTAATCAATTCCATGTACGTTCCGATGGATATTCTATTAAATCCACAGGATTTAAAATTTATAATAATCCACAAACTTTATACTTAGCTGATTATCCAACATCTGCAACTAGTGGAAGAATATTTTTCTTCTATCTGGATTCTGTTGGCAATCCAGTCGTTGTAAATAATAGTGCAGGAACTGTTGATTACGTTAAAGGTGAAATACTTTTAAATAGTGTAAAAATTGTATCCACCGTAAAGGCAAATAACATTATTGAAATTCAAGCAATACCAGAGTCTAACGATATTATAGGTTTAAAAGATTTATACATAAGTCTAGATATTGCATCTAGTAAATTTACCATGATTAAAGACATTATGAGTTCAGGTGATAATGTTGCTGGAACAAGATTTACATCAACCTCAAGCTTTGTAAACGGAAATTATACGAGATAACGAAGAATGATTGATAAGCAAATTCAAAGAATACAAATTAATCAGATCATTGGTACACAACTACCAAAATTTGTAGTCGAAGAAAATCCACTTTTTACTGAATTTTTAAAGCAATATTACATTTCTATGGATCGCCAAGGAGGCGCTGTAGATCTTGCTGAAAATATCGACAGGTATTTAAACTTTGAAAATTTCCAGGAAACTGCTTATCTTGATGGATCCACAATATTAATAAACAATATTGAATACTATGATGATGAGATTGAGGTAGACTCCACCGATGCATGGCCCCAATCTTATGGTCTATTGAAAATTGGAAATGAAATTATATCTTATACAAGTAAAGACGCCACTAAATTTTATGGGTGTATTCGTGGATTTAGTGGTGTAGAATCATTACACAAAACAAACAATCCAGAATACTTAGTTTTTACTGAGACTAACGCATCTGCTCATGTTGCTAACGATACTGTATATAATTTAAGCAATCTTTTCTTAATTGAATTCTGGAATAAATTGAAGTATCAATTTTTACCAGGATTTGAGGGAAGATCTTTTACCGAGAGTTTAAATAACGGAAAATTTTTAACCTTTGCCAGAGATTTTTATAAATCTAAAGGTTCTGATGAGTCTATCAAAATTTTATTCAAGGTTTTATACGGCGAAACTAACGCAGAAATTATAAAACCACAAGATTATCTCATTAAACCATCAAATGCAGATTGGTTAGTAACCAAAAATCTTATCGTTCAAAAAATTGATGGTGAAATTTCCAATCTTAAAGGACAAGCCATTTTCCAAGACAATCCTCAGGCTTCTAGTTATGTTTATGATGTTCAAGTTGTCAATTTAGAAAACGGTGGATTCTATCAAATTAAATTAAGTTTAGAATCTACAGTTGGTGATTTTTCAGTATGCCCAAGCACAAAAACAACAAAATCAGTTTCTCAAAACGATTCAACAATCACCGTCGATTCTACAGTAGGATTTAATGATTCTGGAGAACTTTTTATTAATAGTGGTATTGTAACATATACATCAAAAAGCAGCACACAATTCTTCAATTGTGTTGGACTAACTACAAGTCTTAACATATATGATGATATTTTCCAAAATAATTTTGTATATGGATATGAAAATGGTGACGAAGATAAGAAAGTATTAGTACGTGTAACAGCACAATTAGATAAAAATGTTACGTTAGCAGAAAATACAAGGTATCTTTCAGTTGGAGATGAAATTAGAGTTAAAACTTTAGGTGAAGAGGTAGAGATAGGAAGTTATAATCAAAAATTTGATTATTGGCTGTACAATCAAACTTATGAACTTGATGCACAACCAAGACAATTTGGTGTGCTAAGCACTACTTCTCCAGCTATTATCAATACAGTACAGCAGCATGATTTTAAAGTTGATGATAGTGTTACCTTGATAGATACTCAAAGTTCACAAACAGTTGATGGTACTGTAATACAAGTAAATGCTGCGGATTCTTTTACTTTACAGTTTTCAGGAACATTATCACAAACATCTTCTTATGTTGTAAGGAAGAACATTAAATATGCTGCTGGTGTAGGAACTTCTTACGAAGAAATATCCAAGGTTGTTTCTAATATTCAAAACACATATATTGATAAGAAAAAAGAAAATTTATATGTAACTACATCTGGTCTACCTTCTTATGATATTACAGCTGGAACTAATATTCTTTCTAGAAAGAAATATTTTAGTGTAGGAGCTGGTTATACTGATGTTGTTAATATAGTAAATCATGGTTTTTACTCTGGAGATAAAGTTGTCTTCAATCCAAATGGAAACCCAATTTCGGGAATTGCAACAGGAATATATTTTGTAAACAAAATAAGTAATGATGCATTTAAACTTGCTTTTAGTCCATCAAGAATTTTTATTAGTGATTTTATTTCTTTCCAAGATGGTAACGGGACATCAAATTATATTATTTCAGATGCTGCACAATCAAATAGAACATTAGGAAATCAAAATTTATTAAAGAGAATTCCAATAACCCCAAAGAAAAAACAACCAAACAGACCACTACAAACTGGCGCTGTTGGTATGTTTTTAAATGGTGTTGAAATAATATCAAATAAATTCTCAGACACAGTTTTTTATGGACAAGTTGAATCTATTGATGTTTTGAATAGTGGTGATAACTATGATGTTATTAATCCTCCACGTCTAGCTTTATCAGATTCTGTTGGTTCTGGAGCTACTGGTAACGTATTTGTATCTGGAAGTTTAAAAGAAGTTATTGTAACAAATCCTGGATATGATTATAAAATTACTCCCTCCATTACAATTAGTGGTGGAAATGGTTCTGGAGCGACAGCAGAAGCAAGATTACGTTCAATTTTAACATCAGTTAAATTTGATTCTAAAGCAGGTGTAGATACTTCATCCAATATAATTGGGTTTGGAACTTATCATAATTTTATTAATGGCGAAGAAGTTGTATATAAAACTTTAGGAAATACTGGTATTGGAATCGGCACTAGTGGTGGAAACGCAATTACTGGATATTTGATTAATGATGCAAAATACTATATCATAGCAAATACAAACTCATCACTATCTTTAGCTGAAAGAAAATCTGATGCTCTTGCTGGAATTAATACTATCAATTTAACATTTACTTCTTCAGGAACCCATCAATTAGTATCTACAACAGTAAGAAAGGTAATTGATAAGATTGTTGTTACCAATCAAGGTTCCAATTATAGGAACAAGATAGTAAGTGTTCCATCACAAGCGTATCCTCCTCTAGATTTTACACAAATTAAAACATCTATTGTAGGAATTAATACTTTAGACAATTATATTTTTGCAAAAAATCATGGATTTGAATCTGGCGATCATGTAGATTATGTGGCTACAAATACTCCAATAACAGGATTATCTACACAAATACAATATAAAGTTTTAAAATTAGACTCTGATCGTTTCAGATTAGCATCTATTGGAATTGGAAGCACTTCTTCCTTAGAAAATTATAATACAAAAAATTATGTTCGTTTAGATAATTTTGGAATTGGGACTCACTCATTTAAATATCCAAATATTGTAGTATCAATTTCTGGAGTTCCAAATTCTTCCAATGTAAGTGGATTTGCTACAGATTTTGTTAGTAACTATAGCACATCTCAAGCAACCGCTATTCCTGTAGTTACTGGAAAAATAGATGGAGTATTTGTAACAGAAGGTGGTTCTGGTTATGGTTCTGAAAACATTTTAAATTTTGATAGAAAACCTAATGCTACAGTTACTAGTGGTTCAGGAGCTGTTATATCGCCAATCATTGTAAATGGTGGCATTGACCAAGTTTACGTTTTAAACCGTGGTTCAGGTTATACTTCAACTCCAGAAATTGTAGTAAGTGGTACAGGAAATTATGCAAAACTTTTGGCTAATGTAGTTGATGGTGAAATTGATTCTGTTACTATAATTAATTCTGGTTCTGGATATACTGAAGCGACGACTGAACTTACAGTTACAACAAAAGGATCTGGTTGTATTTTATCACCTAATGTTCAAAAATGGAATGTTGATACTTACAAAAAACATGAACACATTTTAACAAATCCAAACAATCGTGATGATTTAATTATTGTTGAACCATTTAATAAAAATAATGTAAATAATCAGGCAGTTTCCGTTACTGCCCCAAGATATCTAAGATACTTATTAGAAGATAATATTAATTCTTCATTGGTAGAAGTTGGAATTAATACGGCACACTCACCTATACTTGGATGGGCTTATGATGGCAACCCAATTTATGGACCTTATGCGTCAAAAAATCCAAAAGGATTGAATAATGTTAGTGAATTACAATCTAGTTATATTTTAGTCACTAAACCAAATAGACCAAATTTCCCTTCAGGATTTTTTGTTGAAGATTATGAATATAGTGGAGATGGAGATTTAGATGTTAATAATGGTAGATATTGCATAACTCCAGATTTTCCAGACGGTACATATGCATATTTTACAACTAAAAATAATTTTCCATATGTATTGAATGGATTTAGAAATGACATAGATGATTTTAATTATGATTTTTCAAAATCACAAGACATTTTAAACACATTACAAGACGATATTTTAAGAAATACCACTCCATATAAATTAACTACACCAAACGCCAACTATTTTGCAGCTCCACAGGTTAAAGAAACTAGAGAAAGGGCAGAAATAACTTCAATATATTCTGCGGGCATATCGTCGGTAAGAATTCTTTCTGGTGGGCAAAATTATAAAGTTGGCGATAGAATTGTATTTAATAATAATGGTACTAGTGGTTCAGGTGCAGACGCTGAAGTTTCACATATTTCTGGTAAAGATATTTCATCTGTTGGATATTCTGTTACAACATTTGATGGTACAGAATTTATCTATAGTCAAGAAAATGTTACTGGAATTACATCTATTCCACATAAATTTTCAGATGGAGATATAGTTAAAGTATCGGGAATTAGTACTTATGCGTTTAAATCATTTGAAGGTTCTTATAGAATTGGTGTTTCTTCGATAACAACTACTTTAGAAGTTGGCATTGGATCTACAGTAGTCACTGGAATGACTACTGACATTTCACTATTAGAAAAATCATTTACGGACAGAATTAAAATAAATGACATTATAGGAATTAACAGTGAAAGATTCTTAATTTTAGATGCAGATAAAGTTACAGGAAGATATAGAGTTCTTCGTCAATATAATTCAACTCCAGGATTAGTTCATGCTGCAAATAGTGGTGTATCTCTCGATTCTCGTCGTTTTACATATACTGTTTCTGGTCTTAGTACTAATAATCCCCTTTCAGAGAATAAAACAAAATATTTTGATCCTCAATTAACAGTTGGTGTTGGAACTACTGCAATTGATAGATTTATTGGGTATGGAGTTTCGACAATTTATGTTGGTGTCCAAACTGGTCAAGGTTCATACACAAGAATTAATTTTACCAATAATCCATTTACGATAGGTGATTATATTGAATCTACTATTGGAGTTGGGGTTACAATTACTCAAGCTGTTGTGGTGTCTGCCTCCACAACTTCTATACTAGTAAATTATAATAGCACGTCTGTTGTTGGAGTTGCGACAACTGGAATTGTTAGACTGAAGAAATACTATAAAGTTAACCCAAGAAATATTTTCCTCCCTGGTCATGGATATCAAAATGGACAAAAATTAAAATATTCATTTGTTGCTGGTGCTGGATTAACTTGTTCGTCAAGCACCTCACTAACACCAAGCTTTACATTATTGAATAATCAAATAGTATATGCAGTAAAAGTTGATGATGATAATATTGGCATTGTTACATCTTTGGCAGGTATTGGTAGTACTTCAACTAGACTATACTTTACTGGCATTTCTACACAACAAGGAACAACTCATTCCTTAACAGCTATAAAAACTGAAATTATCGGATCAGTATCAAGAACTAGAGGGCAAGTTAATACTATTGAAAATCATGGATTAGAAATCGGAGATGAAATAACTCTGGATGTTGTTGCAAATAATTCATCAAATGTGATCTTAAAATATAATGATTGGAACGCAAAATTATTAGTCAATCCAGTAAGTTTTGGTTCAACACAAGTTGGGGTTGGATCTACTGTTTCTACAATTAAATTACCTTCTCATGCATTTAATACTGGGGATAAAGTTTTATATGAAGCTTCTTCTCCAATATCCAATTTAGAAAGCACCAGAGAATATTTTGTTATAAAATTAGATGATAATACTATTAAACTTGCTAATTCATATTATAATGCTACTAAAATAAATTATAATAATGTTTCTTTAAGTTCCTCAGGTTCTGGAACTCATACACTATCTCCAATAAATCCTAAATTAAAATTTGTAAGAAATACTATTGTTGGATTTGCAGTATCCGACCCCTCATTACAAAATTTAAAATTAGAATTTTATGATAATGAAGATTTCACTAATCAAAACTATGAGGCAAATGTTACTAGAACAGGTTCTCCTGGTGATGGTAACATCAATACAAAGGTATCTTTACGAATCGATGAATCTATTCCAGATACATTCTATTATAAATTAATCCCTGTAGGTATTTCTAGTATTACAAATAATGCCTTAGGATTGACTGTTGACAAAGATAATTTTGATGGTGGTAAGATTGAGGTTATTAATAGTGGCTATAAGGGAAATCATACTTTAGTATCTGTTGGAAATAGTGTATTTTACTTCAATTTAAATCAACCACCAGAAAGTTCTTCATATTTGCCTACTGGTGTTGCCACGGCATTTTATGTCACTTCATCTACAGCAGCTTCTGCTTCTGGTGCAATTTCAAATATTAAAGTCAATTATCCTGGAGTTGGGTACAGACTCATACCTGGAATTACAACTGTAACAACTTCTTCTGGTTCTGGAAGTATATTGAGAGCCTATTCAGATACTATTGGTAAAATTAAAACTGTAAGTCTTGCTTTATCTGGTTATGATTATCCAACAGATAAAACTATCTCAGCAAAAGCAGACACTCCAATTCTTGTAAGAGTTAAAAATAATAATAGAATATCTAATGTAAGAATTATTTCTGGTGGTAAAAATTATACAACTCCACCAAAATTAATTGCAGTTGGGTACGATAATTTACTTCTTAGTGCAAATTTAAGTGGAAACTCAGTTTCATCTGTTGATGTTTTAAACAATGTGGGCGGTTTAACAGAAGTTGGACCAACAATCGTTCCAGTTTATAACAGCAATGGTGTCAGGATAATTGATGGATCTAGCTCTGGAACAGATGTAACTTTAAGTTTAAAAGCGCCTACAAATGGATTTACAGTATTTCCATTTAATATTGGTGATCAAATTTTTGTTGAAGGTATTGTTGGTGTTGGAAGCACTGGATCTATTGGTGATGGTTATAATTCAGCAGATTATGGTTATAAGAATTTTACTGTAACCCAAAGAGTTACAACTCTTGGAGCTGAAACTATTACATATTCAATTGCTGGAATTGGAACAACTGCAGGTACATTTGATGTAGCAAATAGTGCTGGTAGAGTTATTAAAACATCAGATTTAGCATCTTTTGCATTAGATACTGAACAAACAGAATTTTATAGTAATGAAAAGGTTATTGTCAATGAAAAAACCACTAAAGTTTTAACAAATGGGTGGGATAGCACTAGAAAACTTTTAAAAATTTCTGGTAAAGGAGTTAATCCTAAAGTAGGTGATCTTATTACTGGTGCTTTGTCAGGTTCAATTGCTGAAATTGAAGAAGTCATCATTAATGATTCAAATTATAGCACAAGTTCTTCAGTCACTTTAAATTCACAATCTACATGGTTAAGTAACTCTGGTGTTTTAAATGATTCTTTACAAAAAATACAAGATGGTGATTATTATCAAAACTTCTCATATTCAATTAAGAGCACTGTTCCAAAGAGCACTTGGGAAGAGCCAGTTAATAGTTTAGTTCATTCAGTAGGATTTAAAAACTTTAGTGATTTAATCTTAAATAGCAGACCAGAAAATCAAAATCTTAAAGTTGCAATCGGATCTTCTGATCTTACAACTACAGTAGCAATTGATAATGTAGTTTCAATGTATACAAAGTATAACTTTGATTTTGTCAGTGAAGAAGTAACTAATCAAGGAATTTCTAAATTTGTTAATTTTGAAAATACTAAATTAACTGATTATTCAATATGTAACAGTAACAAAGTTTTAAAAATTGATGACATTAGCTCACAATTTACTGGAATAGGTAGTTTTGGAAACATAGTTGGTGTAACATCTTTCCCACTAAACAGTGGTGGAAATGTATTATTAAAGAAAACATTTGATTCTACAAATCTTTCAGTTGTTTCTGCTGGAAGTAGTATTCTTAATATTCCAAATCATGACTTTAATACGGGAGAGGAGTTAATTTACAATCCAGGATCAGGTGGAAGTTTCATTTCAATTGCTTCAACCAATAGAACAGTTACTGGTGTTTCTACTACAAGATTACCTGCGACTGTATTTGCTTATAAAGTTGACAATAATAGAATAAAACTTTCGGGTATCAAAACAGATGCAACAACAAATAATATTTTCTTTTCATTTACAGCACTTTCTGGTATTGGGTCTACTGTAGGAGCTGGGCAAACACATTCATTAGCAACTTCATATCAAGTTGCCAATACTCGTGCATTAATTACTATCGATGGCATTATTCAAAGCCCACTTTATAGAAAAACAGTTTCAACAGGATTAGTCAATATTGTTGGTGCGGCAGATACAACAATTAAACTTACTGGCATTACATCTATTGCAACAAATACACTATTCCAAATTGAAAGTGAAATTTTACAAGCACAGGTGGTTGGTTTAGGTTCTACTAATGTTGTTTCTGTATCTAGAGGTTTATTTGGCACTCCAAAAACTTCTCATGGTGTTGGTGTTGCTGTAACTGTATTAGGTGGCGACTACAGTATTAGCGATGGTACAATTTATTTTGTAACTCCTCCATATGGACCAGTCGGTGTTAATACTTTACAGCCTGGAATTTCTACAAATTCATCTTTTGCAGGAAGAATATTCTATAGATTAAATTATAAAGAAAACTTCATATTTGACGATATTTCAAATCAATTTAATGGAACTAAGAAAGTCTTTACATTACAATCAAATAATCAAGATGTAACTGGCATCATAACTAGTGGAAATGTTAATTATGGAATTGTGTTGGTTAATAATATTAATCAACAACCAACAATTGATTATACTCTTACTCAGAGAGTTTCTCCAGGTATCGGAGCATCAATTACATTTACTGGAACTGATATAGAATCAATTCCTAGAGGTGGTATTATTGATGAGGTTGTAGCTGGATTTGGTTCGGCTTATCAACCATTGCAACAAGCAACAGCATTCTGTTCTGTTTCTGCTGGAGGAACAATTCAATCAATTGGAATTGGCACATCGGGATCTGGTTACAGAACTGCTCCAATTGTAAGTATTGCTAGCACAGTTGGTGGAAGTGGTGCAGTAATTACGGCTACAGTTTCAAATGGAGTATTAAGTGGATTGTCAATTACAAATGGTGGTTCTGGATACAGTCAAACAAGTCCACCTATTATTACTGTAGGTATCCCAACCGCTTACGCCAATTTAGAATTAGTTGGTGGATCAGGAGCTGGTGCTAGAGTAAACGTACAAGTTGGTTCCGCTGGAAGTGTAACACAATTTGATATTGTTAAAAGAGGTTATGGATATAAGCCAAATGAAGTATTAACAATCACTGGTGTTCCTACTAGAGTCGGCATCGCTACGAGTGCATTCACACTCACTGTAAGATCCACAATTAATAATGAATTTTCTGGTTGGAGTTTTGGAGCGTTAGATAGACTTGACGACATTTCTCAATATTTTACAGGGCAAAGAAAAACTTTTGGTATTACAAAAACAGTTGTTACTACAAATCCATACAGTATTGATGCTGCAGCTGGTAGTGGTTTAGAAGTTCAAAACAATCTATTGATATTCATTAATGACATTCTTCAACAGCCTGGAAGAGATTACATATTCACTGGCGGTACTCAAATTACATTTACAGAAGCTCCTAAATCTGGAAGTAAATTCCAAATGTTATTCTATAAAGGTTCTGATGTTGATGTTGTTGATGTAGATATTCTTGAAACTATTAAAGAAGGTGATTTTATTAAATTATTATCCAGTTCTCCATATCAAGAACAATCTAGAAGAATTGTTGAAGAAATTACTAAGAGAGATCAAGTCCAAACAAACTTTTATTTTGATGTTGGCATTTCAACTTCTCCAGAAACAACTAGATTAGTAAATTGGACAAAACAAACATCAGATTTAATTATTAATGGTGATGTTGTGTCAAAAGCAAGAACAAATTATGTTGCAAATGTAAAACCAACGTCAAGAATTATTAAAAATATTAGTGCATCTGATTCCCAAATTTATGTTGAAAATGCATTCCCATTCTTCAGGCAGCTAGATAACTATCTTCAAGCCGATAACAAAATTATTATTGTAGATGAAGTTGATACTGCAGCAGCTACAGCATCTGCAACAGTGTCTGCTGCGAGCACAATCGGCTCTGTGACAATAACCTTTGCTGGATATGGTTATACCACATCAACATCTCCATTAGTAAGTTTTGCTTCTACAACACGTCAAATAAAAGAGATCGGAAGAACTTGGACTGTTGGAATTATAACTAGCACAGCATTACCATATAAATCAATTGCTATTAAAGATGGGATATATGTTGCCGTAAGTGATGCTGGGTATATTTCAACATCTACTAATTTAACCACATGGTCTACTTACAATCAAGAGCCTTATGATTTTACCGCTGTTGGTGTTGGTAGCACTTCAATAGTTGTTGTTGGTCATAATGGAACAGCTATTAGATCTTATTCTGGTGGACAAGGATCTTGGTTTAATTCTCCAGCATTCTATACAAGAAATTTTGCAAGTTTAAGTTTCTCATATACTCCAATTACATCATTCACCCGCGATTTAAATGGAGTTGCTTATGGAAATGATGCATTTGTCGCCGTTGGAAGTGGTGGAACTGCGATTGTAAGTAATTATGGTTCAAGTGGCATTGGAACCGCTTGGGTTGTCAGGAGTACACCAATTACGAGCAATTTAAATGCAGTTACATATGCTTTAGGAGGATTCTATGCAGTAGGGAATAGTGGCAGAATACTCTCTAGTGCGGATGGGTATGTTTGGAATGAAGTTCCAGATTCTGCTATTACTACTACGCAAAATCTTTTAGATGTAAATTATGTTGATAATAAATTAATCGCGGTTGGTAAAAATGGAACGATCATATATTCAACCGATGGAAGTATTTGGACTCTTGTAACTAGCAACGTGTCTGAAGATTTATATTCAATCGTACATACTGATAATGTTTACATAATTAGTGGTTCAAATTCACTTATTTTAAATTCTCTTGATGGTATTAATTGGAACATTAGAAGATCTGCAAGCACAACAACTTTTAATAAAATAATTGCGTATCCACAAGGAATTGTAGGTGTCGGATCTACTGCTCAGTATGGATATTCATTCCCAGAAGTTTCAAGAGCACAAGCAACAGCAACTGTTTCTGCTGCTGGAACAATATCTGCCCTTTCAATTACTGAAGGTGGTTTTGGGTTTAATCCATCATCCCCTGCAATTGTTTTAATTTCTCCACCATCTGCAAAATATGAAACTGTAAATAATGTTGATGCTGTTGGTGATTTTGGTGTAATTGTTGGTGTAGGAACTAGCTCAACGGGAGTAAGTACAACTTCTCCAATGATTAGATTTAATTTTGATTCAGATTCATCTTTAAATGTTGCTAAATATTCCTTTATCGCAAGAAGTGGTATTTCGACTGGTGATTACTTCATTGTTAAAAATTCTTGTGTTGGTAGAGGAACTACAAGTCTATATTTGGGTCAAACAATTGGAATAGGATCAACGTTTATTGATAATGTCTATCGTGCAGATCAAGTCATTAATGATGGAATTTCTGGTATTGTAACTGTACATTCTAATGTACAATCAATTTCTGGAATTGGATCGACAAGTTTTGCTGGTTTAGGTGAATATTCTTGGGGTAAACTTTACAATTTTGATAATAGAACTTCTCCAAGAGAATTTAAACTTTCTAATACAGGATTGACTGGTGTTTCCACTGCTCCAACAATTTCACGTATTAATGCTCTCAAAGAAGAGTATTCATAACAAGATAAATAAGTAAAAAACTATAAAAATATGGCAGCTATTATTACTGATCAATTTAGAATATTGAATGCCGAAACTTTTGTTAAAAGTTTTACGGGTATTGGTACTACTACCAATGTCTATTATACTTTTATAGGATTACCTAATTCAACTGATACTGTAACTGGATCTGGCACAACTGATTGGAACACAAATGTGCCAAATCCAAAAGATATGTTTAAAGAGCAGAATGATTATTATGATACTATGATCGCTCTGAAACGTGTGAATTCTTCTGATTTGAGAAGAATGGTGAGAAAAGTTTCATGGGCTGCTGGAACGACCTATGACATGTACAAGGATACATATAGTTCTTCAAATCCAGCGCCAGTAACAAATGCAACAAGTTTATATGATTCAAATTTTTATATAGTCAATAGCAATTATAAAGTTTATATTTGTTTAAACAATGGAATGTCACCAGATTTTCCATCTGGAAAACCTTCAATTGATGAACCAGATTTTACTGATTTAGAACCAAGAGCTGCTGGAACAAGTGGTGATGGATATATTTGGAAGTACTTATATACAATTTCACCTTCTGATATTATTAAATTCGATTCAATTGATTATATGCCAGTTCCTTCCGATTGGGGATCTGGTCAAACTGCAGAAATTAAAAATAACGCAATTAATGGAGAAATTAAAACTGTAATTATTGAAAATTCTGGTGCTGGATATCAACCAATTGGCACATCATTTAAAAATGTACCCATTCTTGGTGATGGTACAGGTGGTAGAGTAACTGTTACTGTAGATAATTCTGGAAAAGTATCTAACGTTGAAGTCACTAGTGGTGGAACTGGTTATACTAGAGGTAGAATTCAATTCTATCCAGGTGCTCCTGGATCTGAAATTGGTGGAGCTATTTCTGGGTTAAGTGCTGTTGGGACAGGAACAACTTCTGTTGCATCGTTTGAAGTTATTATTCCTCCACAAGGAGGACATGGGTATGATGTTTATAAAGAACTGGGTGCTTATCGAGTTTTGGTTTATTCAAGATTTGAAACAACAGCATCAAATCCAGACTTTATCATTGGAAATGATTTTGCTAGAGTTGGTTTATTAAAGAACCCAACTGTTTATGGAAGTAAAACACAATTGTTAACAGCCTCTGAAGTGAGTGCTGTTGGTGGAGTCAAGCTAAAGAGTTTGACTGGTGGAAATGTGTCAGATACAACATATTCAGTAGATTCTACAATTACACAAACTACTGGTATTGGTTCAACAGCAGCTGGTATAGTCGCTGCGTGGGATAATGCTACTGGTGTATTAAAATATTATCAGCCTGTCGGATTAGGTCTTTCGTCTTATGGTTTTAGAGTAACTGACTTTACTGATGCTATTGGTTATGGTGGAACTTACATTGTTAGTGGCGCTAGTGTTGGTTCTAATTTGGGAATTGATACTAGTTTTGGTAGTTCAGCAAATCCAGGAACTGCTACAACAATTGGTTCTGGTACTAACACAAGATTAGTACCTTTAGGATTAAGATTTATTAATGGCGTTGCTCCACCAGAAGTAGAAAAATACTCTGGAGAAGTCATCTATATAGATAACAGAGCAGCAATTCCAAGATCTTCTACACAAAAAGAAGATATCAAAATTGTATTAGAATTCTAAGAAGATGCCTCAGAATACAAACCTCAACACAGCACCATATTTTGACGATTTTAGCGAAGATAAGAATTTTAAGCGTGTTCTATTTAAACCTGGAACACCAATTCAGTCCAGAGAATTAACTACTTTACAATCCATACTTCAAAATCAAATTGAAAGTTTTGGTAAACACTTTTTTAAAGAGGGTGCAAAAGTAATTCCAGGACAAACATCATATGATAACCAATATGAATATGTTCAAGTAAATAATACATTTTTTGGCACAGATGTAAGGGATTATATTTCCCTTTTAATTGGAAAAAGTATTGTTGGGGCAACTTCTGGCGTAACTGCCACAGTAATTAATGCTATTACTGATTCTGATTCAGATAGAAATACTAATACTTTATATGTTCGCTATGTAAAATCTAACAGCACTGATTTTACTGGATCTAAATTTGAAAATGGTGAGGAACTAATTACTGAATCTACCATATCTACCGACAACATTTTAATTGAATCTGGTAGTTCTTTTGCATCATGTATTTCAGAAAATGCAACTGGAATGGCATCTTCTGCTGCAATATCTGAAGGTGTTTATTTTATCCGAGGTCATTTTGTAAAAGTAATTAGTGAATCTGTAGTATTAGATCAATACGGAAATGCACCTAGTTACAGGATCGGTCTATTAATTAATGAGGAAATTGTTACAGCATTTGACGATGATTCATTATATGATAACGCGCAAGGATATTCAAATTATTCTGCTCCTGGGGCAGACAGGTTTAAAATTTCAACAACTTTAGTTAAAAAAGATTTAACTGACTTTAATGATGAAAATTTCATTGAATTGATGAGAATTGAAAATGGTATTCTTCAATCATTTGTAAGAGAATCTGTTGGAGATACCATTAGAGATGAGCTTGCAAGAAGAACATTTGATGAATCTGGAAATTATATTGTAGATGCGTTTGAATTATTTGCGAAAGAAAGTTTAAATGATTATGAAGGTAATGGAGGAATCTATACAGAACAGCAAACTACCTCAGAAGGAAATACTCCATCAGATTCACTTGCACTTTTACAAGTATCTCCTGGAAAAGCTTATGTAAAAGGTTATGAAATTGGAAAAATTTCTAACACCTTCATTGATATTGAAAAGCCAAGAACTTCAAACACTGTAGAGTCATATTCATTAACTTTTAATTCAACCGCAAAAATTGCAGTCAACAATGTCACAGGTTCTGCTCAGGTTGGATTTGGAACAACGACAACACTATTACTTTCAGACTCCAGAGTTGGAAGTAATGGATTAGTTTTTTCTGGCAATGAAATTGGTGTTGCTAGAATATATGATCATAAATCACAAGATTCAAGATATTCAAGTGATCTTACAAAATATGAACTTTTTGTATACGATATACAGACATATACTAAAGTTTCAATTTCAACAACAATCACTTTAAATACTCCAGCATTTATTAAAGGTAATAGTAGTGGAGCTACTGGATATTTACAATCATCAATTTCAGCATCTCCAAATTTAACTTTATACTGTAGTAATGGTTCGTTTATACAAGGCGAAACTATTTCTGTAAACGGAATCAGTTCTGCTCCAACTATTGTTTCAGTTCGTGATTACGATTTTAGTGATGTAAAATCTATTTACTCTCAAGTTGGCATCAACACATTTACTGCCGATTTAGATTTATCACTTGTAAAATTAATTGCCCCTCAAGGAACTCAATTTACAATTACTAGTGGTGGAAGTGTTACTGTAGGTCTAACATCTGCAGCTTCAGTTGGAATTAAGACTGGAGATATTATTAGATATACTAAAACTGGAAATACAGTATCAACATATAATAGAGTTACTGCGGTAAGTCCATCTACCAATACATTCACAGTCGCTGGAATTACTAGTGTAACTAATATATGCGATGGAACTTTACCAGCAGCTAATATTAGTGTCAATGATCTTGTAATTGTTAATCCTGAAATTATTAATGGTGGTAATTCTACTCTTATAACTCCATTACCACAAAAAGATATTAGTAATTTAGATTTAATATCATCTCAAGTAAAAGTTAAAAAAACATATACTCTTGCAATATCTGGAAGTCAAGCAACAGTAACAGAAACTGATCTAAATCTATTTTTTGCAGAATTTGATGTAGAAGATTATATATTATCATATTCTAATGGAAATGTAGAGCCACTACGCAGTGGACAAGTAACATTTACAAATGGAAACAAAACAATTACAATAACGCAATTATCAGTTGCAACTGATTCTAGTGCAAAATTAATTGCATCTTTAAATAAAATTAATGCATCATCAAAACAAAAAGTTTTAAATCGTTGTGCTACAGTAACAATTAGCAGATCAACCGCTGGAGGTTCTGGAATAGGAACTTCATCATTAAATGATGGATTAACTTACAGCACAATCTATGGAACAAGAGTTCAAGATGATGAAATTTCTCTAAATGTTCCTGATGTTTTGCGTGTACATGCTATTTTTGAATCTAACGATACTGCAACACCAACTCTTCCACAATTATCATTAGTAGAAATTTCTGGTTCACTTTTAAATGCAATTCAAGGTGATGTAATTGTTGGAACAGAAACTAAAGCAAGTGCAAGAGTAATTTCAACTACAGCATCAACTGTAAATTTTGTTTATATAACTGAAAAAACATTTAAATTAGAAGAATCTGTAACTTTCAAAAAATCTGGTATTTTTGCAACAATTTCAAATGTAACAGATGGAGATCCTGAAATTACAGAAAATTATAGTCTTGATTCTGGATCTAGATTAGAATTTTTAGATTATGGTAGAATTGTTAGAAAAAGCACTGCACAAACACCAACTCGTCAAATAACAGTAGTATTTGATCATTATACTGTACCTTCTGGCGATGCGGGCGATTTTGTCTCCTTCTCTAGCTATGATTCGGATTTATATTCAAGAGATATTCCATCAATTAGAGATCTAAGATCTACTGATTCAATTGATATTAGACCTAGAGTTGCAAACTACAATACTTCCACAGATACTTTATCACCATTTGAATTTAAAACAAGAAGTTTTATATCTTCTGGAACTTATTCAAATTATCCAATTTATCCAAATAGTCAAATAATATTAGGATATTCATATTACTTACCAAGAATTGATAAACTTCTCCTAACCAAAGAAGGATTTTTTGAACTTAGAAAAGGTGTTCCATCTGATAATCCAATTCCACCTATTGATATTTCAACATCATTAGATGTTGCTACAATTAGATTGAGACCTTATGTTTATAGTGTCAAACAAGATATTACAATAGCG